AGTGGCGGAAGATTCGCCCTCTATTCGCCCCGATCCGGTGAGCCTGGTAACGAGGCGAGAGAGAAACACCAGTAAATAGCCACTAAAGCCGGCGTAGCTCAGTTGGCAGAGCAGCTGTCTTGTAAACGCTTCAGGCAGACCACCACTCATCCATTTCCCGCTGCTTGTCGGCCATTTCTCGCCACTCTCACAAACGGCCTATTCGGGCCTGAAGCTGGGTTTCGGCGGAAGATTCGCCCTTCTTTCGCCCCGGCAACCGGGCATGGGGTCGTGCAAAGCCTCTAGAAAGCCACGACCTGCCACGTGGCCCCGCCGTTCGAGCTCAGCATGAGCTGACCCGGCCTGCCATAGCTGTTCTTGGCCGAGTCGACCGGACCGTGGACGACCACCACATCGGTCGGCGTGGTGAAGCCGAGGTCGGCCCAGCCCGCACCGCCGTCGCCGTAGAGGAGCGCCCTTTCCCAGGCGTGACCGCCGTCGATCGAGCGGTAGAGGAGGCTCGCCCCGCTGGCGGCGCCCACGAGCAGCGTCGTGGGGCTGCCGCCGGCGATCGTGAACGGGTCGGCGACCCAAGTTGGCGGGCCTGTCCTGGTCCAGCTGACGCCGCCATCTGCGCTCACGTACACGAGCCTCTTCGCGCTGCCGGCGGCATAGCCGTCTACATCGAGGAGCGCGAGCGATCCCGCCGAGGTCGCCGCTACCGCGACCGGCGAGAAACTCGGCGCGCTCGGCACGCGATAGGTGTGGGACGTCAGACCGCCGTCTGTGGTCACAAGCACGCCGCCACGCACGAGCACGGCGGCGGTCCCCGCCTGCGTCGAAATCAGGTCGGTGGGGTCGCCTCCAGGGGTGTAGACGTTGGCGGTCGAGATCTTCGTCCATGATCCGCCCGCAAGCGGTCGACGCAGCAGCGTGGCCGTCTGGCTCGACGGGACGGGCTGCACGAGGGCAAGCACCTGGCCGTCGATTGCCGCGAGCGACAGGAGCGAACCCGGCGGCGCGGCGACATGTGTCCAGCGCGCCCCGCCGTCGGTCGTCTCCCAGAGGCCCTTGCCGAAGACGAAGCCGTGCGTCGCAGTAGCGAAGCGAATCCCCCAGACCCCGGTCGCCCTGCCGTCCTGCGACTGCGGCCAGCCGATGTCGACGGAGGGCGCTACCAGTCGGGTCCAGCTCACACCTCGGTTGCGGCTCCGCAGCACCACGGCGCCGTGGCCCGGTGCGGTACCGAGCACGAAGGTCTCCTTCGTCGAGACGAAGGTGACCGAGGTCGCCCTGAAGCCGGCCGGCACGTCGGTGTCGAGCGAGGTCGGGGACGGCGAAGTAGTAGCGGTGGCGGAGGCCGTCGGCGTGGCACTTGGGCTTGGTGATGCCGAGGAGCCTGTGCTGACCGGCGTAGCAGGGCCTGCGCCCGGTGCGGAGGAGCCGCAGGCCGCAAGGGCGGCAGCGAGCACGACGACCGCAAGCATTGGGGCAGCGATGGACACCTGGCGCGACCGTGGCATCGCCTTCACTCCTCGCTTTCGCCTGCGGCAGAGCGGTCGAAGCCAGCGCGGGCCGGCACTGCTCCATGTGCGGAGTGCTTCTGCCACAGCAATACCATTATAGTCACACACTTGGCGGTGCGTGAGCTGCGCTCTGGATCTGAGGCCACCTCGCAGGCGGCGCGGTCTTGTATACGCTTCATGCAGACCACCGCTCATCACTTTTCCGCTGCTTTTCGGCCATTTCTCACCACTGTCTATGACCGTCGATTTGGCGCTGAAGCTGCGTTTCGTCGCAAGATTCGCCCCTTCTTCGCCGCGTGAGGACGAGACCGAGGGGTCAGTGAAACTTGAGGTGGGCACTTTGGTGGTCGCGGTCGGGAGCGCCAGCGAACCTTCCGGTCCTCTGCTACGTCTAGTACAGATAGCCTACTCAGAGGACGGGGCGAGGCAGCAGGGACCGAACGCTGTTCGTAGTATGTCTAAGGCAAAAGCCAGGCGGCACACTAGCTGGGGAGACGGTAGCGGAGGCGCGGATGCTGAAACGAAGCGTGATTGCCGCAGCACTGGTGGCCGCCGTGGTGACGATGGCGGCCTGCGGCTCGCCGGCCCACCCGCAGCCATCGAGCATCTCCAGTACGTCCGCGAAGCCCTCGGGCGTCTACGGCATCGTCGTCGTTCAGTACCCACCCTCGGTCTCTGTCAACTTCACTTTGTCTCCACCCAGGCTTCCAGGAGGCTTCGGGCTGGCTGACTGGCGCATCCCGATAACCGACGCCAACCTGATTGTCCGAGCGACCGGGTCACACGGGCCTGCGCGCAAGGTACTGACTGGCGACGACGGCATTTTCGAAGTCGAGCTGTCACCGGGTCGCTACGTCATCTCCTTGGGTGATCCGCCTTTTGGAGGGTCCTTGGCCCGGGCGGGCACGCAGTGGCGCGTGGAGGTTCGCAAGGACCGGTCGTCCTACCGCGCCGAGGTGACGGTTCGATCCGGTGAGTACACTCGAGTGGTCATCGGGCCGTCGCCTTCGCCCGACCAGGTGGTGGGCGCACAGTGACCCGGCCTGCCTCTCGGCCTGTGAGGCGGTGCGGGCTGCGCCGGAACCTCGCGGTCGCCGTGCTGGCTGGCATCGTGCTGACTCTCGCCGCCTGCGGCACGCCGGCCAGACCCTCGGGCGTCTACGGCATCGTCTTGCTCTCCGGCGGTCCGGCTGATTTCGTAACGTCGCCGCTTCCCGACGGTCTCGGTTCGGCAAAGGGCGTTCCGACACCGGTCCGCGCCGTTCACGTCTGGACAGTCAAGGGCAACGAGCTTGGCAAGGTCATCGCCAGCCCTCGGCTCGGGCCGCACTCGGTCTTCAGGGTCACGCTGAAGCCCGGCACCTACATGATCATGGCCATTCCGCGTCCTCACGGCGCCACCCCACAGCCACAGTTCGTGACGGTGGAGGCGGGACAGTACAGGAGGGTGGTCCTGTGCGTGCAGGGGATGTAGTGGTCGCTGCGCCGCGCGGTCTTCAAAACCGCACAGGTCCGCCACCACTCGGCACTTTCCCCCGCTAATCGGCCACTTCCCGCCACTCGCCCCTATCGCCTTCGTCGAGCCTGAGCGCAGGGTCCGATGAAGAATTCGCAGAGAATTCGCAGAGCCATGGGATCTGCGGTCGTCGGTGCGGCGAACACGCCTGACCCTCCGCGCAGAGCCCCGGGAAGCGGGGCTCTGCGCGGAGAGGCTGTCGCGGGATTTGGGCGTCAGCTCGAGTCAGAACGGCTTTGTCTCCTTGAACATGTGTGCCTTGCTGAGCTGGCTCCTCAGCGCAGCCGAGGCGGCCGGCGGGTCGCTCACCGGAGTGGTGTTGATGAGGATGTCGTCGGTGCCCTGGTCGAGCGCCGTGGTCGGTCCACAGCCGACGACCAGGCAGTGGTCGGCTTCAGGACCGAGCCAGATCTGCGCGCCCGGCCCTCCCTGGTCGGTCGAGGCAGTCAAGCCGCCCATGTCGTTGCCGATGATCTGCCAGTCGCTGGCCGGTGCGGCCGGAAGAGTGCCCAGCGACGTCATGACCCCCACATCGATGCCGGCCAGGCCGGTCCCCCAGATGTGGTTGTCGAGGACCCGGATGCCCTGCGCGTAGACGCCGTCGACGCCGGCGTCGTAGCCATCGTTGTCGAGCGCGATGGCGTTGTTGGTGATGGTGGCGTCGAGGCGGTTGGGTCCGTTGTAGAAAGAGGAGTCGTCTTCTACCCAGACACCGCCAGCGGTGCCGGTGGCCAGCATCTGGTTGTCGGCGATGAGGTAGTGGGGCGCGGGCAGCGGCGGCAGAAACCCGCCGAAGCCGGCCTGCCAGCCCTGCAGGATCCAGACGTCCTCCATGACGGCACCGGCAATCCGGTTGTGGCACACGGCGACGGCCGAGTCGCTGTTGTCGAAGAGCAGACAGCCGAAACCGCCCTGGGCAGTGATGACGTTGTCGGTGACCGTCGCGCTGCCTTTGACGAGTCCCTCGATCTGGACACCGTCATTTCCGACGAAGGAACAATCGCACACGCTCTCGGTGCCGCTGATCGACCAAAAGGTGGTCGGTGCGCCGTTGGCGTCGACCGCACCGCTGCCGCCGATGTAGAGGGCTTCATCGGAGTTGAAGCCGTCGTCGTTGCCGGTGCCCGTGACGAAGGCGACCTGATCGAAGCTCGAGCTGACCACGTTGCCGGTGACGTCGACCATGTCCGAGAGGAAGTCGTTGCCGCCGTTCGAGGCCGAATCGACGGGAGAGAAGGCGGTGATGTCGAAGCTCATGGCGGAGACGTTGATGTCGCCACCGTCGAAGAAGAAGAGGTTCGCCCCGTAGCTGTTGCCGGTCACGCCCGACAGGCTGGAATTGAGTCCGCGCAGGCAGTCGATCACGGTCTTGCCCTCGCCGGCTCCCTGGAAGGTTCCCTGGAAGCCGTTGACGACGATGTTGTTGGTGTAGAAGTGGCCGGCGCTGAGCTGCACGACGCTGCCGGGGCCGGCCTTGACGGCGGCGTTGAAGGCCGCCTGGATGGCCGGGGTGTAGTCGTGCGGTCCGCTGTACGGGACAGTAAAGGTCTTGGCGCTGGCCAGGGCCGGGGCGGCCAGCAGGCCGAGCAGGCCGGCGGCCAGAGCGAAGCAAAGCAGGAATCTCCTCATGTGGGCTCCTTTCGCAGCTATGCTGAGACCCCCCTCAAGCGCGTGCCAAGCCCTGCGAGCCCTACCTGTCAGCCCACCCCATAGGCACCCCCCTCGATGCACTGCGGTGACTGCCGGCCCTGAAAAGCACAAAGACCGGCCTCTCAACTGAGGTCGGTCTCACGGTTGACTCCCCGGCGGGTTTGGGTGACCGAAAGTGCCCGGCGGATCGGCGTCCCCCCAGCAGCGATGCTGCTACGCTCGTATTAGCTGCCTTCTACTACTGTCCAGCTCCCTTGGCAAGGGTTGGTGAGGGAAGCCTAGGAGCGAAGCGTCTGGCGACGCCTCACCCGATGCGGGTGATTCTCGTGTCGTCACGCTCGACAGTCTGGGCCGGAAGCGTTGCCGGAAGTGGCGACGCGGGGGCCGACGGGTCGGCTCTTTGCTTTCGGGACGACTTCCTGCGCCTTGCGAGGCGCATGGCCTGGGCGAGGCGCGGCGAGATGCTGTGCTGGGGGAGTCGCTCGTAACCAGGAATCGAGTAGGCGTCGCAGCAGCCGATGACCGTCTCGAGCGGGAGCCGGTCGAGTGAGCCGACCGCCTCGTCGAAGGCGCCCACCGGATCCTGGCGGGAGGCCGCTCTCATCGTGCCCTCGGCGCTGTGCCGGTCCGCTCGAGCCGCTTGAGGGAGGGCAGCAGGAGCGGCGGGCGATCGCCCTCGGGAAGCCCACCGTGCGTCTCGACGTAGCAGGCGGCGCAGCGCCGCGAACCGTCCTCGAGCGCCTCGCCCTCGAGCACATCGTCGGCCGACAGCAGCTTCCCGCAGCGCGCGCACCGCTGCGGCTCGAGCACTCTGTTGAGCTCGACGGACTCCGTGATGTCGGCTGGCGTGGGCGGATGCACCGAGTGCCGGCAGTGCTCAAGAAAGGCCGCCACACCCTCGGCGTCGTCGACCTCCTCGAGCACCGCCGACCAGACCTTGGCGGTCTCCTTGAGATCGGCTAGGTCGGCAAAGCCGAAGCGCCCCCGGTAACAGCGGTTTGCAGCGCCCAGCATGCGGGCCAACGTCTCGGGGCTCATCTCCCGTCTCCGATCGCCAAGGGTGCGCAGCGAGGCGCCTCGGCGGCGAGCTCCCGGGCGGCGCGCTCGAAGTCCATCCCGGTGAGCGAGCGCCGCTTGTAGCGCGCCGGGATGCCGTGGAGCCACTCGGGCCACCGCTCGTTTAAGAAGACGGCGCCGCCCGGCACGTACTTCACCTCGACCGCGCCGCTCTCCACGGCGCGCTGGACGACCTGGGCGGCGGCGACCGCCTGGCAGCGGCTAAGGTTCGGCAGACGAGCCCAGCGCGAACGCGCCCTGCGTACGTCGCTGCGGTCGGGATAGGCCGACCAGAAGTCCTCGAAGGGCACCTCGAAGCCCGCCGGCGCCGGCGGCGCCGGCAAGATGGTTTTCTCTGGAGCTTGAGTTGGAGCTGGAGTTGGAGGAGGAGAATAGCCGTACCCTTCCGCCAACCGTTGCCCGAACCGTTCGCGCAACCGTTCGGCAAAGGCCGGACAGAGCTGCTGCGCCGAGGCTAGAAGCTCGCCGAGAAGTGGCGTTTCGGGTAGCTCTGCGAGCTTGCGCAGGGCCGCCTTCTGGCAGTTCGGGTTGTCCGGCGCCTGGTAGGCAAGCGCCCCGACCAGAAGCACGACCGAGGCGTTTTCGTCGTAGCGCACACAACCGTCGGCGAGCAGTTCGGCGAAGGGTTTGGCCAACCGTTGCCCAGACCAGCCGAGGTCGGTCTCGATGTAGCCCTTGGGCAGGCGGTAGAGGCCCTCGGCCAGGCGGTGCCGGTTGGTCAGCAGGTAGAGCCACAGCACGCGCGCGTCCTCGCTCCAGTGCTCGTCCCAGACCCGCGGCGAGACGCGAAAGTAGGGATGCTCCGAGGCGCTCATGCCACACCCGCCCGGCTGCGTCGCGTCTCGAAGGCGTCGCTGAGCTCGGCGTGCTCCCAGACTAAGAGGCGCACGAGCCCGGCGCGGAAGGTGTTGTTGAGGCGGTACTCGTCGTCGGCCACAGCCTCTCCGGTCCACCACTCCGGGCGGCGCAGCAGCTCGGCGTAGAAGCCGATCGAGCAGCGCCGGCCGCGGGCGGCATCTGCGCGCGCCCAGCGCACGAGCAGCGCCCAGGCACGCGGATGGTCGCGCTTCCAGGCCCTGGCGCCCTCAAGCGGGTCGCGCTCTTCCCACTGGGGATGAGCCGGCTCCGGCGCCGGTGCCGGTGAGGAGCCAAGCAGGTCGAGCTGTTCGGCCGGGCGGCTCATGGCGCCACCGCAACGTAGACCTGCTGGGCCAGCGGCACCGTGACGTAGCTGCCGTCCTCGAGGTCGACCGTCATGACGCCGGCCCCCCGTCGCGAAACGGCTCGTCTGCGCCGTCGGGCACCGGCGCGGCGAGCTGCCCCTGCGCCGCAGGCGCGAGCGCCTCGCCGTTTTCGTCGTACAGGTCGGACAGGCCCTCGAGGCGCTTGGCCACACGCCCGGCGACCTGCGGTGAGGCGCTAGCGAGCGGGCCGTGGTAGCCGATCGCCTCAAGGAACCCCTTGAGGTCCTCGGCGGTCTTGCCCTTGCGGTTGGCCACGGCGATGAGCTCGCGCGCCGCGGCCTCGCCGATAACAGGCGCCACAGACCGCGAGCCTGCGCGCGCACGCCGGGATTGCGAGCAATCGTTTGCGCCCCCACGGCGCCGACCAGCTGCTGGTCCGTCGCCCTCCTCGCGCGCGGCCAGGCCGAGCGCCGCCAGGTAGCCGTAGCGCCGGCTGTAGGAGATCGCCTTGCCGATGTCTTGGGCCGATCCTTCGTCGGGCACCGGCACCCAGACCGGCGGGAACTCAAGCGACTGGCCCGAGCTGTGCAGAAGGACGGTCTTGGCCCCGACCCAGGCGCGCTCACGCTCGTAGCAGACGAGCTGGGTCACCGAGAGTCCATGTTTGGCGAGCACCGGCCGCACGACCTCGGAGATCCCGCCGAGGTCGGCGTAGGGGTAGCTGAAGTCGGCGCCGGTGCGCCTGGAATGCACGTTGGCCACCTGGTCGGCGACCGGGTTTGAGACCTCTGAGTTGAAGGCAGCCAGGGCGCCGGCGATCTCGCTCAGGCAGTCAGCGGTCCGCATCGCGCCTCCCTGCCTCGCGCACCGCAAGCCAGAGCTCAAGCTGGTCGAGTTGCGCGTCAGTGAGGTCGCGGACGTAGACGCGGCCATGGGGCGACGGGCCGAAGTGCTCGTCCAGATAACAGACCAGGCGCAGCTCCGCCTGGAGACGGTCGGGGCCGAGGGCGACCAGGGCGCGCGCAATCAGCTCGTTCTCGCGGGCGATGCGCAGCTCAAGGGACCGCTCCTCGTCAGTGACCCGGCCGAGGCGGCTCTCAAGTTCGGCCTCAAGGGCTGCATCAGCGAGGCCTTGGCGCTGGAGGGCGAGGCGCAAACGCAGCCGCTCAGGCTGGCGCGGCGCAAGCAGGTCGTGGTGGCGTTGCAAGACGGCTTTGCGTCGGCGAGCCGCCTGGCGGGCAAAGGAGCCCATCAGCCCATCACCCCCGACTGCTCGCGTAGGAAGCGCAGCACCTCGCCGCGGTAGACCTTGACCTCGCGGCTGTACTTAAGACGCCGCAACTGGCCGGCCTCGACGAGCTGGCGCACGTGGTTCTCGCCGATGCGCAGCACGTTCATGAGGTCGGCGGTGTCTAAGACGGTCGGCAGCTTGAAGAGGTCGGCCGGGTCGATGCGGACCTCATACGGGCGCGGCTCGGTCACGACCAACCACCGCCCAAGAGCAGGCCGAGCAGCACCGAGGCGATCAGGCAGACGGCGAGGACCAGGAGGGTGAGGCCCGGCCAGTAGCTCGCAAGCGAGAGATGGCAGGCCAGGCGCGAGGCGGCGTCGGCTCGCAGGACCGACTCCGAGAGTGGCGGAGAGTGGCGCACAAGCGCCGCAGAGTGGTTGACAGTGGCCAGGCGAGGGTCAACGATAGGCGACGTTCGCTTCACACGCGGACCGGGGGCGCCCATGCTGTCCAGGCGGGGGCGCCTTCGTTTTTGAAGGAGCAAGGTCGTGCCTCCCTAAAGGGTGGTTGCCGCTTACAAGTCGAGCAGGCACTCACCTCCCTCTGGCACGCCCGCCGAGCCGGCCGTCGACAACGACGGCGACGGCGCGAAGCGTCGCTTCCTTGGTGGTTTGACTCCCCTAACTGACGGCGCCCGAGGAGACGTCCCCCGCCCACCGGCGCGCCGTGGGCAAGACCCTATCGCGCCCCTGCGGGGGCATGCAAACCTAGCGTCTTAGCACTAGTTTTCGGGGTCCGAGCAGCCGCATCGTACTGCCACGTGGTGGCTCAGGGGGCTGCCTTTGCCACCCGGCCGAAGGCCTTCTGCGAGGTGTCGAACCACTGCTCGACGATCGTAAAGACCGCGGCCAGCCCGCCACCGGCGGCGGCGTAGAGCATGCCGGAAGCGGCGGCGTGCAGGTCGTGCGGCAGGCCGTTGTCGGTGAGATAGGTGCCCACGCCGCCGACCGCACCGACGACGAAGGCGCGACCGAGCACCGCGAGGGCGGCCTTGATCTTGGCTTTCACGGAAAGTCCCTCCCTGTCTAGCCGGCGATCGCCGCAAGGTCGGCGGCGAGCGTCTGCGCGTCAAACAGCGGGTTGATCTGTGAAAGCCAAGCGGCCTGTAGCCAGGACGGTGCGAGCATTGCGTAGAGCTCGTCGCAGTAGGCCGCATGGAAGGCCCAGGAGACCTGCACCGTGGTGCCCCAGGTGACGGCCACAGGTCCGCTTGCGTTGTAGGCGGCGTAGATCACGCAGTGGCCGTTTGCGCGGTTGGGCTGGCGCGCCTGAGTGCCGTCCGGCGTGCAGGTCCAGGACGGCAGGGGCAGCGCGTGGGGTAGCACGGCATCGGGGAGCTCGACCCCCACATAGGCGCAGCCGAACCAGTCGATCGTGCGCTTCACGTTGTCCATGTCGCGCGGGTCGACCTCGACGAAGGCGCGCAGACGCTGGCCGTCGATGCCGCACTTGCGCCAGAAGCGCAGCGCGGCGAGCAGCGTGGTGCCGCGGTCGGTACTTGGATCACCGGGCACGTAGCCGGTGAGCTTTGCGTAGGCGCCGATCACCATGGCCTCTGAGATGCGCAGCTCGCGGCCCTCGGCCCATTTGGCCCAGAGCATGTCGGCGTGGGCCTGGCCGGCCAGGGCGCAGTCGCCGACTCGGTCGTTACCGAGCATGCGCCAGGCGAGAATCTTGGCGGCGTAGTCGCAGGCGGGTGGTGGCGCGGGCAGCGAGGGTGCGAGGTAGTGACCAAGCTGCAGGGTGCGCTCGTCGGTCTCTTTGGCCCGCTTGCCGGTGCGGTAGAGCATGGACCCCTCCTACAGCGAGGCGACAAAGCGCGCCTGGCCGACCACGTAGGCGAGCGGGTAGTGCGGCCCGGGGTCTGTATGACCGCCGGCCGGCCCGAAGACGCGGGTGACCTGGCGATGCGTGGTGATGCCGGCCACGCCGGCGCGCAGCTGCGCATCCCCGAGGATCTCAAGCGGCACGCGCGGGAACTGGCGGTGCAGGTGGCTAAGCAGCCAGCCGGCGCGGTCGAGGGTGCCCCGCGCCCGGGTAAGCCACTGCGCAGCGGTCCAGCTTGCCGCCCCCATCTGCTCGATGTGGACGCCCTGCGTGTTGGCGTGTGGCGCGCCCCACGGGATCACGTCCAAGTCGAGGTACTGCTGCACATGCGCGTCGTCGATGCCGAAGTGCGCCGAGCCCTGCGCCGCCCGGCTCTCGAAGAAGCGCCCGGTGTCCTCGGCCGCCTGGTCCAGCGCGGTGTCCTCCATGTCGTGCAGCACGAAGAGGCGCACGGCGCCGAGCGGACGCGTGCCGCTCGACCTGAGCGCGTGGTAGTCGTGGCGGATCTGTGGCGTGGCGGGAAAGAGCGCGGCCTGCAAAGCCGGCCCCCACTTGCCGCTTGCCGGCAGGTCGAGGTAGGTCTGGATGACCTTCAGAGTGCGCACCGCGGCTCCGCCGAAGATGCCGACCTGCGGGTTGAAGCCGGGGGCGAGTGCCAGGCAGTGCGCCCTGGCATAGAGTGCCATGCGCTCCTTACGGGCGACGATCTGGTCCGGTGTGCTCATCGACTCCTCCTTGCCTGCGGCTGCGACGCTGGGTGGCCGTGAGTGCCTGGTGACATGGTCGTCCGTGCGTCACGCGCAGGTTGGCAAGCGAGGAGTCGCCGCCGTCCGCCAAAGCGACGACGTGGTGGCACTCGAAGTCCTGCGGGTCAAGCGGCTGCCCGCAGACCTCGCAAAGGCCGCCGGCAAGCTCGTAGCGGCGGCGGCGGTTGCGCAGATACTCGGCCGCTGAGTACTCGGCGCGGTAGGGCTGGGCGGCGAGGCGCTCGGCCTCAAGGGCGGCGGCGCAGGCTGCGCAGTAAGGCGCCCCGTCGGTGCGCGCCCCGCAGCTGCGACAGCTCGAGGCGCGACCCGAGCCCAAGAGGTGGCGCCGGCAGCGGTCCCGACCGGGCTCGGAGCGCGCGCCGCAGACGCGGCAGGGGCGGGCGAAGCGGCTCATGTGCGCCCTCGCGCCCGCTGGCGACGCTTGCGCGCCTGGGCGAGCAGGCGCTGGGTGTCCATCTGGGAGCCGAAGTGCTCGGCGATCGCCACAAAGAGCGCCTCGGCCTGGCGCAGGGCCGGTCGCTCGGTCGCGAAGCTCTGCTCGAGGAACTCGACGTGGCAGAGCTCGCAGAGGCCGGTCTCCGGGACCGCGATCCTTCGCCGGCCGCAGTCCGGGCAGAGCGCGGCCTCGCGGTGAAACAGGGCTCGGCGTTCGGCTCCGCCGGGGTCGGCCACCACGGCGGCGTGCGTTCCCAAGGCGAGCCGCACGCCCCGTGGCTGGCCGAGCAGCAGCCCTCGCCCGTCACCCACCCGGCGCAGCGAGACGCGCTCGCGCTTGGCCTGCGACTTCACCGACCAGACCGTGCGCTCGAGCCGCTCGGCCAGCGCCGCGGCCCCCAGCGTGCGCTCGGCGCGCAGCTGGGCAAGCTCTCTTGTCGTCCAGGGCCGGCTCAAAGTGTCAGCCGGGAGTGTCACAGGTTGCGTGGACTGAAAAAGCCCCCCCTTAGTGGCGCAGCAGCGTCTCGAGCGCCCAGACGGCAAGGGCGACACCGCCGGCAGCAAAAGCGCCGGCGATGGTGCGCTTCAGCCAGACGATCGTGTCGGTCACCTCGGCGATGGCGCGCTCGTTTGCCGGCACGCGCGCATCGAGGCCCGCCAGTCCTGCCTCAGCCCTGCCGAAGACGACCTGCTCGACCGCCAGCATGCGGCTGCAGGGCAGCGGGCAGTCGCGCTTGATGAGGCCGTCGATCGCCTTCTGGGCGGCCCTCTCGGCGACCACGTCGAGCACCCACACCTGCTGCGGCGAGAAGCCCGGGACGGCCCCGGCCGGCGGCGCGTGCTGCTCCTCAGTCACGGTGGGACCTCCCTAGAGCTTCATGATGAACGCCAGCGCGTAGTACGGCGGCAGCGTCGGGACGGTGTGCGTGTGGGCGCCCTGCGAGTCGGTGAGCCCGCCGGACGGGTGAGCGTGCGAGCCGCCGCCACCCGCGTAGTCGGTGACCGGCGCGTCGTTCTCGCGGCCCGCCGCGGTGCCGCGATGAGTGTTCGTCGTACCGGCGGCGTCGGCGCGCTCGATGTTGAAGCTCAGCGAGTGGCGGTGCGAGGGGATATCCGCGAGCTGGAGCGTGTAGCCGCCCGACGCCGGGGCGGTGTGGGTGTGGGCGCCCTGGGAGTCGGACGCGGAGCTCGCCGCGCCGCCGGTCTGCGTGCTGGCGCCGGAGACCGTCGACTGCGCCGCGCCGCCCGAGTCGGCGCGGGCGCCCACGACGAACTTGTCCCGCAGATCCGGGGTACCGTTCGCGCCGTTGCAGAGCGCCCAGCCGGCCGGAATCGTTGCGATGGTGCCCGACCACATGACGATGAGCCCCGAGGGGATGACCGGCGAGCCGATCTCCCCGACGCCGAAGACGTCTGAGCCCTGGACCGCGAGCCAGATGCCCTTGCCCACGACGGGGTTGACGGAGCCGAAGGCGCGGATGCCGGAGACCGCCGTCGTCGAGCCGGCGATGGTGGCCGAGAAGGTGCCGTCGCCGGCGACCGCCGTGACGGTGCCCAGCCGCAGGCGCAGGTCCGAGCCGCCGCCCGCGGCGGCGATGATCGCAGCGACCTCGTGGACGTCCATCAGACGGCCCCGGGAGTCGCGCGAGCGACAGCCGACATGACGTCGGTCGCGGTGAGCGGCGCGGTCAGCGAGTCGATGACGAACGAGGAGCTCGAGCCGTCGGCGAACTGCACCGCGACGACGTCGAGCGGCTGCAGCGCCGGATGCGGGATCTGCTCCCAGGAGAGCTGCTCGACCTTGCCGAGGATCTGCGCCAGCAGCGAGTTAGCCGCGGCCTGCGCCTGCGCGACCGTGGTCAGCAGCGGCGAGGAGTAGAAGTAGGGCACCGCCCCGAACGGCCCGTTGCAGTAAGTCGGCGACTCCGGGTTGGTGTCCCACGCCTCGGCGCGCGGCGGCGCATCGCCGACGTCCGAGCCCTCGCCCGTGGCGATGACGCCGTTGTAGGTCTGGTCGTTGGCGACGACCTTCGACTGGCTCGTCATGATCGCCGCCTGGCCCGTGGCGAAGGTGAAGGCCGACGGCGTGGTGGCCAGCGGCGTCACGAGGTCGGCCTCGAGGTAGCCCGCCGGATTGAACTGCAGCAGGTAGCCGAACGAGGTCGCGAGCGAACAGATGTCCTGCCAGGGGTCGGAGCCCGAGCCGGCGTCGAAGACGGCCTGGGCGCCGAGCGTGCCGGGCGCGCTCGTCCGGGAGACAATCGTTTGCGCGCCTGGCCAGCGCGAGAGCACCGCGGCGTTGATGGCGTCAGCCAGCGCGGTGCCGGCGGCGATCTGGTACGGCTGCGTCCAGCGCGCGCGAGTGATGCGCTGCGAGCGGTCGGTGCACGCCGCGGTGAGCTCCTGTCCCGAGGCGGCGCCGACCCGCTTGTAGGTGAGCTCGTCGATGACGAAGACGCCGAGCGGCGCCATGACGGTCGTGCCGTCGGCGAGCACGAAACCGCGAGCGATCGACAGCTCGAGCCCCGGCGTGCCGAGCAGGTCGTAGAGTGAGTCCCAGGTCTGGCCCGGCACCGGCGCGAAGGACACAGAGGCGTCGCGGGTCGCCGAGCGGCGCGCGTCGGCGGTCACAGATCCGGCGACCACGTGGAGCGCGCCCCTATCGACGCCGCCGAGCGACGCCTCGCAGGTGACGCGCACGGTCTGCGCGCCCTGGGTGGCCAGCGTCCCAAGGTCGGTGCTGCTCACGCCCCGGCCCTCACGAGCTCACGGTCGCAAGATCGCAGTCGACCTGGGTGAAGGTCAGCGTGCCGGCGAGCCGCGGCGCCGCCGAAGTGCCCTGGCGCTTGATCGCCACGCCGGTCAGCGAGCAGTAGAAGGTGTCGCCGAAGGCGGTCTCGACGAGAACGAGCCCCTCGTAGTCGGTGAGCGCCCGCACCGCGGCGACGGCCGCGGCGCCGTTGGCGATGAAGTCGTAGGAGCCGGACCAGCCGCCGGCGGAGCCCTTCACCACGACCGGCAGGTCGCGGTCGAGCGGATAGAAGACGGTGCTCTGGGTCTGGTCGGCCTCCTGCGGCTCGAGCAGGATGCCGGCGGACAGCCACGAGGACGCCGGCGCGTTGACCGCCTTGACGTTCCAGCAGGTGCCCTGCAGCGCCGGCCCGGCGACCGGGTACGGCCCGTTCCAGGCGGTGTAGTAGCGCAGCCCGTCGGTCGTGTTCACCTGCGAGCCCCGGATGCGGTAGTAGTTCGTGACGCCGCGATCGCACTCGAGGTCGTTGGGCAGCGCCTGCTGGCCGCCATCGCAAGGAATCACGAGCCCGGTGATGCCGCGCACGGCGCGCCAGACGGAGCCGACCTTGCGCTGCACGTCGACCTGCGCCGTGGTCGAGTCGAAGCCGCCGTTGGAATTGAAGTGGGCGCCGAGCTGCACGGCCTGGAGCGCGTCCGACGCCTGCAGGGTCCCGAGGTAGGGGATGGTCGGCAGCGCGGCGTTCTGCGTCCAGGAACACCGCTGGTAGCCCGAGAAGACCGGGCGCCAGGTGGGATGGTCGCGCGAGACCCGCACGTAGGCGACGTAGGTGTCGTTGGAGAGCGGGTTGGTCGGCGCGAACGAGACGGCCTTCGTCGACGGAGTCACCCCGTCGATGTAGGTGTCCATGGTGTAGGGCACGTAGACCGGCCCCCAGACCGGCACGGCGCCGGCCGGCGGCGAGGTCGCGGCGCCGACGTCGGCGTAGCGGTAGATCGACATCTCGACGATGCCGGTCGTGAAGAACTCGGAGCCGTCCGAGATGAGCTGCCAGGACTCGACGATCTGCGAGACGGTCGCGGTGATCGTCGGCTCCTGCGTGGTGGTGACGGTCCCGGACGGCGCGCTCGGCGCGGCGATCGTCGCCGCCTTGAGCGTGTAGACGTAGGCGCCGGCCTCGTAGAGATAGGCGGCGCCCGCGGCGCCGTTCGGGTCGCGGAAGGTCAGCGACGGCGTGTAGCCGCCCCCGGTCGTCCACTCGCCGCCGTTGCCGGCGGCGGCAGGGTCGGGGTTGAGGAGCTGTGCGAGCTGCACGGCGATCTGCGCCGTGGTGGCCGCGGCCACGCCGCCCGGCAGGACCAGCGAGGCGCCCTCGGCGATGCTCGGCTTGGTGGTGACGGCGCCGAGCGCCACGGTGAAGCCGGAGCCCGGCGTCTTGTAGCGGACATACGGCGCGACGGAGACGATGCGCTCGCCGGCGGCGAGCGTCGGCCAGGCGCCCACCGCGACGTCGGCCGGCAGGTTCGGCGTGAGCTCGCGGTCGTAGGTGGTGTCGGCGCCGTCGGAGAGACAGCCGGCGACGGTGCCGGCGCTCGGCGTGAGCGCGGTCACCTGGCGCCCGGTCGCGGGCACCGACGCAGCCTTGAGCGTGTAGAGCGGCACGGCCTACCTCCTCAGGCGGCGAATCTCACGCGCGAGTGAGTCGAGGCTCGGAGAGACGGCGCCGGCGACCGCAGCGCCGATCGCCGCCGGCGAGCCGGACGCCGAGCCGCCGTTGAGGTTCACGACGAAGGCGCCCGGCGCGATGAGAATCGTTTGCGCACCGCCGGCGCCGCCGGCGGCAGCCGCGCCGCCGAAACCGCCGCCGCCGGACGCCGCGGCGAAGACGCGCGCGCCGGCCGCGGCCACCGCGGCGCGGTTTGAGTCGAGCCCGGCGGCGAAGCCGAGCGCCGTCCATCGGCCAAACTCGGCCCAGACCTTCGACGGCGAGCCGATGCCCAGGAGCTTCTTCGCGGCCTTCGAGAGCCCTGAGATGAGCGACGAGAGCTTGTCGGTCACGACGTGCCAGAAGTCGGTGATGCCGTGGAGCAGACCCATGACGATGTCGCGTCCGACGCAGTAGAGCAGCTTCGAGAGGTCGCCGACCGCCGAGCGCACGCGCGAGCCGAAGCCCTTGGCCAGCGAGACGACGGCGCCGAAGGCGTCCGAGGCGGCGCTCGAGATCTGGGTCCAGTGCGAGACGACCCACAGGATGGCCGGCCCGAGCCCGCCGGTGAAGGCGGCGAGCACCAGCGGCCCCCACCGCTTGAAGAACGAGACGAGCGCGTTGAACACGGTGAGCGTCGCGGACCTGATCGCCGACCAGGCGCCGAGCACCACGTCACGGAAGGTCTGCGACTTCTTGTAGGCGATGACGAAGGCGGCGACCAGCGCGACGATGGCCACGATGACGATGCCGATGGGGTTGGCGGACATGGCCGCGTTGAGTAGCCACTGCGCCGCGGCCCAGAGCTTCGAGGCGAGCTGCGCGAGCTGCATGGCCTTGCCCACGGCGATGATGCTGGTGGCAAACGGCGCCATGATCGCAGCGATGCCGACGACCGCGCCGAGCGCGACCACCACGGTCTTCACCGGCCCCGGCAGCTTGCCGAACAGCCCGAGCCCGGTGTTGAGGTAGCCCATGAGCTTGTTCATGACGGGCAGGAGCGCCGTGCCCACGGTGATCTGGAGCTGGCCGAGCGCGTTGTGGAACTTGGCCGCGGCGCCCGCCGACGAATCGCCGTAGGTCTTCGCGGCGCCAGCGAACTTGCGGTGCAGGATGCCGAGCGCCTCGGTCGCCGTGGCGCCCTTGGCGATCACGATGCCGTACCGCTTGAGGATGCCGGTGTTGCCGTCGGCCACCCGCCCGACGAGCTGCGCGGCGCGCCCGAGGTCCATGCCCTTGGCGCGCGCGAGGTCGGTCGCCAGCGAGAGGAGCTTGAGCCCCTTCGCAGAGGAGCCCGTGGTCTGGGTGAGCGTGGTGAGCGCCGCCTCGAGCTGGCCCTTGGAGTAGGCGGAGACCTGCGACTGCGCGGCCACGACGCGCTGCATCTGGCCCTCGTAGGCGCGCCACAGCACGCGCCCGCGGTCGGCGGTCTTCGCCGTGTCGATGACCGCCGTGCGAAGCTGCGCCTGGCCGAGCTGGTACTGGCGCGCGGCGTCCAGGGAGCCCTTCAGCCAGCGGATGACCTGAAGCGCGGCGAGGCTTGAGCCGATCTTCGCCCAGGTCGAGGAGATCGCCGAGCCCATGGTCTTCCAGGGACCGGCCTGCGCCGCGGCCTCGCGTCGCATGACCGCGAGCTGGGCGCTGGCGCGGTCGATCTGCTCGAGCGAGGCCTTGCCGTAGACGTTGACGACGACGGCCATGGCTAGAACGCCTCGCCGGCGGCGTTGAGGCGCTCCTGGCAGAGGCGCTCGGCCTCGCCCATGAGGTTGCGGATCTGCAGCTCGGCGCGGTCCTTGTTTTGGTCCCAGGCGTGCCAGAGGAACCGGCCCGGCTTGCCGAAGCCGTCGAGCCAGCGCACCATGGCGGCGCCCTGCGGGGTCATCGGACCGCCGAGGCGCGACTGCATGCGCGTGCCGGCGAACTCGAAGATGGCGGCGTTGCGGCCGGCCTGGCAGCCGGCGCGAGCGGCGACCTTGACGCCGACCTTCTTGCCGCGAAGCGACATGCGGGTGACGTAGCCGCCCTTGGCCTCGGGTGGAGCCGAGGCGTCGGCGGCGTCGGCGACGAGGTTGCCGATGGTCTTCATGCCGCGGACCAGCCCCGCGTAGATGTCGCGGTCAAGCGCGCGCAGCGCGGCGAGCGTCTCCTCGAGGCCCTCGATGCGAAACTCGGCGGAGAAGCCCTTCTCGCCGGCCGTCGCCTTGGTCCCGATGTTCACGCCTTCGTCTCCTTGTAGCGCGCCAGCAGTTCCTCCCGGCGGCGCTCGCGCTCGGCCTCCTCGAGCCTCACGCAGACGGCCATGAAGACCTCCGCCGAGCACCGCTCGAAGTCGAGCCCGAAACCAGCGGCCAGCGCCGCGTCCGCTATTGCGAAGGCGGCGCCGTCGATTCCCCCGGGCTCACTGCAAGCCGAGCGTTCACCCGCTTGAGGTGCTTGCCGACCGCCGGCTCGATGGCGCCGACGGCGACCGCGTCCTCGACCTCGGAGTCGCTCATGAGCGGCGCCGAGCCTGCCACGCGCGCCAGCCACTCGAAGTAGTCGCCCTCGCCCGCGCGCTCGAGGCGACGCAGCTCGAAGAACGCGGCGACCTGCGTCTTGTCGCTGTCGTCGAAGTACGGCGCGCCGGTCTCGGGGTCGCGCCAACGCGGCCTGGCGAGCTCCTTGGCGGCGAGGTGCTGCGCGTACGGGTGGATCGACACGACCTCCGTCGAGCCGTCGAGGTACTCGACGTAGACCGTGGGGATATCCAGGCGCCCCATGCGTCCCCTCCTAGTAAGTGGCGACTTGGTTGACGAGCGTGGCGGTGATCGGCGTCCCGCCGGCGACGGGGTAGGCACTCCCTGCGATGGTCATCTGCGCAGCGCCGCCCTTGGCGTCGCCGCCCGGCAGGTCGGCCAAAAAGCCGACGTTGTACGCGCCCCACTTGATGGAGTCGGCGCCCTTGACGAAGCTGCACTCAAACGAGCCGTACTGCGGTGTCGTGGCGATCGCCGCGCCGCCCACGGCGCCTGTCACGATCTTGTGCCAGAGCGTGGTGTCAGCCGGGATGCAGTCCAGTGAGACGTCGACTGCGAGGTTGCCCTCGATCGCATCGCCGGGCTCGATCGCCCCGGAGAAGACCGGCGTGCTCACGTCGCGAGCGATCGTGATCTTGCCGCCGATGACCGACGCGGCCACGGGCACGGCGCTGGCGACGTCGTACTTGAAGGTCCCGCCGACCGGCGTGTAGTAGTTCAGGGTCCCGGACTCGTCGGTGCCCGGCGTGAAGGTGAGCGGGAACGAGAGCACGCAGCCCGCGGCCTCGATCGAGACCACGACCGGCTGGTTGTCGGTCCAGCTCCACTCGAGCTTGGAGACCTTGCAGTCGCGCACGGCCATGATGGCGCCGTCGCCCTTCTTGGCAAACAGCGAGAGGTACGGCACGGCGAGCCCCTGCGTGAGCAGGTGCGTGTACGGCCCCGTGCCGGTGACCGAGTCGTTGCCGAGGATGGCGAGAATGTAGAGCCCGATCGCCTTCTGCCAGGCGCGCGTGTCGAAGGTGAACTTCTCGTCCACCGACGAGCGGTAGGCGCCCGGCGCGGTCGGCGCAGCAGAGGTCTGCGGGTCGTCGGCCTGGTTGATGGCGATCGACGGGTCGGACGCCACAGAGACGCCGTGCGCGAAGGTCGGGTTGGCAGCCAGAACACCGGCGCCCGACTGCTTGGCGACGCCGATGATGTCCCTACCGATTTGCAGAGCGCCGCTCATGAGGTGACCTCCGGCTTCGATGAGGTGGGCGAGGACGGTTTGCGCGCGCCGCGCCGCGCCAGCCCCTGGCCGACGAGGTGCTCGAGCAGCTCCGCGCGCGCCGGGTCGGTCACGGTGACCTGGCCGGCCCGGAGCGCGAACTCGCCGGAGAATCGCTCCCCGTGGAACTCGCCGCGGACCTGCTGCTCAACGGTGTAGGTGCGCTTCATCTCAAGCCCCCATGGTGAAAGCAGTGTCACGCCGCGAGCGCGGTGCCGGCCCAAGTGACGGTCACGGTGATGCCGTACTGGCGCTGGTGCTCGTCGGGGATGGCCTCCTGGCCCTTGTAGGCGGAGACCGAACAGCGGTCGACGATGCCGCCCAGCGTGCGGTCGGCGGCGAGCACGGACTCGACCAGGCGGTAGAGAGCGAAGGCGCGGTCGCGCGCCGGTGCGAACTCGACCTCGGAGAGCAGCACGGCGACGCGGACCTCGAGCGCGCCGTCCTCCTGGCGCTGCTCGTAGCCGGAGACCTCGAGCGAGACCTGCACGTCGCAGTCGCCCACCACCCAGATCTGCTCGGCGGCGAGCCCGCCTGTCGGGTAGCCCAGCGAGACCTCGGTGCCGTCCTCGACCGCGGCGGCGATCGCCGCGACAAGCGCGTCCTGGACGGCCGGCGCCGCCGGCACGAAGCCGCTCACGTGCGCGGCCTGCGCCGGCCGAACTCGAAGATGGCCGCATCGACCTCGGGGATGCCGGTCGGCTTGCCCGGCCCGGCGACCGAGAGACGAAAGAAGCCCACGTCGGTCGCCTCGACGGTCGCCCGGCTTGAGAGCGCCGAGCGGAAGATGTACTCGCGCGCCAGGATCATGACGGCCGCACTCACGGGGTCGGGCGCCAGGTCGTAGCCGTGCTCGAGTGTGATCTTCACCTTCTGGCCGTCGAGCCAGTAGTCGCCCGGCTGGCGATCGACGGCGCCCCACTCGGTCGGCGAGAGCAGCGCGAGGTCGGCGGGCGCCATGGCGACGCCGTTCTCATAGACGGCGCGCAGGCCCCGCACGGCGTTGAAGTGCGTCTCGAGGCGCTGGCAGCCGGCGTCGTAGCCGATGCCGTAGCCGATCGGCACGGGGTGTCCCTTGACCTTGCCGGTCCAGCGCCCGCAGCGCGGCACGTAGGCGACGCGCGCGTGGCGCTCGAACCGCTGCTCGCCGGCGGTGCGCGCGGCGCGCAGGACCGCCGCCGGGTACTTCACCGGGTCAGCGAAGGTCGGGTCCCACGCGCGGAAGTCGGCGACCTCGTAGATGAAGCCGCCGCAGACCTCGACCCAGCTCGTCCAGCGGGTCGGACCGCCCGAGGCGCTGCCCTTCCAGCTACAGACGTAGGTGTCCAGGAGCGGCATGGAAGCGACCGGCACCGCGGCGCTGAGTGTGCCCTCGCCGGCGCTCGCGGCGTCGGAGTAGACCTGCACGCCGTCGCCGTCTGTGATCGTCACAGAGAGGTCACCCGTGGCCGTGCAAGCGGCCTCGCTTGTCGGGTCGATGGTGGCGACAGAGAGCGCGTAGGTCCCGTCGCTCTGTTGGCGGATACGGTCCACGGCGCCTCCTAGCGGGCACGGCCGCGGGAGCGCCCGAAGACGCTCTCGCGGCCTCTCACGGTGTCGCTACCGGCGCCGGCGGCGACTGCGGGTCGCCACCTCGCCGGTCTCCTTCGCGCCGAGCTCCTCGTCGCCCGCAAGGACGGCGGTGCCCATGCCCACGAAGACGAGCGCGGTCTCCCGCGGGAGCTCGCGCTCCTCGCCCTCGGCGATGACCTCCGTGGTGGCGCCCTCGAAGGTGCCGACACACCACTTGGCCTCGTGGACGAAGCGCACCGTCACGAGCCGCTCGGCGTGCAGCGGCGCGGCGACCTTCGGCTCGCCCTTCTTTTCCGACGCCTGCTCGGCGCCGGCCTCCTCCAGCCTCTCCTCGTCAGCCATGACAGCGGCCCCAGGCTAGGCGTTGTTGCTCTTCATGAGCACGACCGCGTTGGGATCCCACGTGGTCCCGCCGAAGCGACCGAGCCCGTAGAAGATCACCTGCGGCTTGGCGGTGAACGGGTCGCGCAGGATGGTCGGCTGCTTGTGGACGCCGACCGCATATCCCGCCGCCAGATCGCCGAAGGCGATGGGGTAGTTGGCGGCGCCGATGACGGGAGCGTCGTCGACCTCGACCACCGGCTTGCCGAGGATCTTGAACGAGCCGTCGCTTGCGTCCGGCTGGACCAGCGGCGTGTTGTTCAGGTTGGGCATGGCGAAGCCCATGGCCACCGCCAACGTGACCGGCGAGAGGTACCACTTCGCGTTCGGGCGGTACTTGAACGGCAGCTTGAAGAACTGCGTGAGGAACGAGGTGTTGGCGATCGCACCGGCCGAGCCCGAGAGGGTCGTCAGGTACGTGCCCGACGCGGCGTAGATGCCGGCGAGCTGCTGCGAGGCGGCGCCGGCGCCCGTGCACGCCTCCGCGTTGAGCTGCTCCATGAAGTCCTGGTAGACCCAGCCGAGCAGGGTCTCCTCAAATCCCGGGACGTCGTCTAAGAGCTGCTGCGTGGCGCGCTGGTCGGTGTAATGATCGAACGCCTGGAGCTGCGAGCCGGAGCCGCCGGCGAAGGTCGGCTCGGTCTGCTCGGTGCGGGCGCCGGTCTCGGTGGTGGACGTCACGACGCCGTGCGAGGACTTATACGGCAGGTACATGCTCGTGTTGCCCTGCATCTCGAAGACCGTGCAGTCGGCGATGACCGGGGAGTGCTTGCGGTACTTCTCGATGAGCGGAGCGTGGACCGGCTCGGGCACGATGAAGCCACCCGAGGCGCCGGTGCCGGCGACCAGGCCCGCGCGCTGCTCGCCGCTGCGCAGGTAGGCGCGGTAGTCGTCTATCGCGGTCTGGTCTTCCGGCGAGGTGCCCGGAAGCACGGCCGGCGCGCCGGCGGCGACCTGACGCTGCAGGTCGTCGATCTGCGAGTCGCGCAGCTCGAGCGCGAGGCGCTCCAGCGTCTGCATCTCACCGGTGCGGACGTTGACGAGGTCGCGGTCCTCCGCGGTCATGTCGGCGCCCTTGGCGAGCACGGCCTCGACCTCGGCGCGGATTTCGCTGGCGCGCCGGTCCAGCTCACGGTAGTCGGTGCTCATCTCGAGCCCTCCTGCTTGACCGAACGGAGCCCGAAGCCCGGCAGGTAGATGCGGCCAAAGCTGGGCGGGAGCAGCGCGGAACCCGCGCCGGACCGGACGGCCGGCGATCCGCCGGCGCCCGAGGCGTCCTTGTGGGATGAATCGTTTGCGCGGCTGCCGGCGGCGCCGACATCGGCGCCGCCGCCGCCGCCGTCCTCGCTCGAGGCGACCCCGGCGTCCGCCCAATTCGGGTCGGCGCCGGAGAGCACGGTCTCGGCGAGGTCGTGGATCTGGATGAGCGCCTGCAGGTTGTCGGCTGAGAGGACCTTGCCCTCCCGCAGCTCGGCCGGCATGGCGGACAGGACGCGCCGCCGCAGCTCGCCGGTCACGCTCGCGCGCGCCAGAGCTGCGGTCTGCGGGTAGGCCGGCATGGCGACGACGGAGAGCTCGGAGACCTTCGCCCGCGAGACGGTGCGCAGGACGTAGCCGCCGTCCGCGGCCTCGGTCTCAGACGGCACCCAGGTGATGTCGTCCTCCAGCGCCACGAAGCGGAAGGACATCTGGTTGATGTCGCCGCGCTCCATCGAGACCCGCAGGTCGCGCGCCCACTGCGTGTCGGGCGGGTAGCCGGTCGCCGTGATGCCAGAGCCGTCGTCCATGGCGTCCAGGGTGCCGGCGCTGGAGCGGCCGATGACCATGCTGGTCTGGTGGTCGAACAGCATGCGCAGATCCGGCTCGAGTGTGACCGAGCCCGGCGCGAAGACCTCGCGCCAGCCGCCGAGGTCCTCGGAGACGGCGCCGTAGACGATCGCCCTCGCCTGGATGCGGTCGGCCACCCCGTCTGAGGCGGCGAGGAAGCGCAGGTCGGGCACGACCCTCATGCGCAGCTCGGTCTTCATGAAGCGCCCTCCTCGCTTGCCGCCGGCGAACCTGGCGCCATGATGAGTCGGCCGTCACGCCTGCCGACGAACTGGTCCACGAGCATGGCCGGCGAGATGACCACGCCGAGGTGCGCCGACGCCTCGCAGACCGGCGCGACCACGCGGTAGGCAAAGGCCTCGGTGTCGGTCGCCGGCCGGCCGCGCTGCTCGTCTTCGAGCGCGCGGCGCTCGATGAGGTCGCCGGCGTTGCGGATCATGGTGGCCACGGCGAAGCGGGCGCCCTGGTCGACCTGCAGGTTGCGGTCGCCGTCCTGGTCGGCCGGCCCCGCCGGAAGCTCCTGCGCCTTGACCTTGTCCGCGGCCGGTACTGCCGGCGCGGCCAGCAGCGGGTCGCCGGCCGCGGCGGTGTTGAGCGGCAGGCGGTACTCGTCGCCGCCCTGGTAGGGGTTCCAGTCCTCGAAGGCGCGCGCCTCGTTGGGCGCGAGCACGCCGCAGAGGATGAGGATGGAATAGCCCTGCGAGCGGGCGGCGAAGTCGCCGCGCAGCAGCGCGTCGACGTTGAACTTGGCGAAGTAGCCGGCCTTGACCTCGCTTTCCAGGAACATGCGCTGGCCGATCACGGCCTCCTTGTCGACCGCAAGCGGCGTGATCGTGTGCTGGGCAAACCAGATGCCGGCCTGCTCGGCGTTTGAGTAGGTGCCGTGCGTCCAGTCCTGCAGGAGCGGCAGCGGCACTCTGAAGAGCCGGCAGCACTGCTCGAGGAGCCACCGCTGCTCCTCGACCAACTGCGCGTCCTTCAAGGACATGGCGTTCTGCAGGAGCTTCAGGCCGCGGTCGAAGATGCGCAGCTCGCCGGCGGTGAGCACGCCGGAGGATCCCTTGAACTGCTCCTTCAGGGCCTCGTAGTCCTCGTCGGTTAAGTCCTGGTCGGTCGAGAGGTAACCCGGGAAGTGCGTGCCGTTTGCCAGGAAGCGCGCGAAGAACTGCTCCGAGGCGATGTCGAGGCCGATCGTGTCGCGCGCTAAGTTGACGATCGAGCGGCCCCAGTAGGGGTTGCGCAGGATCTGCCCCTTGAAGTGCAGGATCTCACTCGCCGGGTAGACGCCGGCCGGAACCATGACGTCGCCGCCGTAGGCGTAGGCCAGGCCCGTCGGGGTCGTGCGCATGGTCGGCAGCGGCCCGGTCAGCGGCCAGACCTCGATGGGGTCGCCCTTCGCCCAGATGACGCGAGCGAAGGCGTTGCCGGTGAGGTCCTCCTGGAGCTGCTCCCAGCGCCAGAACTGCGGCGCGGTGAGGATGGGGTTCGGCGCCACCGAGAGGAGCTGGTAGACGGGATGGTCGTCACGCTCCATGCGGTCGCGGCCCACGCGCTGGCGGACCTTGAGCGGGAGCGCGCCCATGGAGCCGGCGCGGACCTGCAGGCAGCCGAGCACGGCCACCGAGGTCAACGCCGTCTCGTCGTTGACGGAGAAGCCCGACGCGGTCTGCGCGTAGACCGCGAGCGCGCGGTAGAGCTCGCTGGACTCGTCCAGCGCACGCTTGTGGGTGCGCGCGCCGAACAGGCGCAACGGGTTCAGTTTCACGGGCACCTCACCTCGAGCCGGTCGACGGCCCTAGCATGAAAGCGCCGTCACGCCGGCGGCCAAAGATGCCTTTGCCGACAAGTTGAGCACCCGCGTCCATCAGACCTTGGGGGCTGTCGTTCACGGGTCGATTGACGTAGGGTCGGAGCGTATTGCGCAGACTGCAGAAACGCCTTTACAGCGACGAGGAAAGTAATGGAGCCGGTAGTAGCATGCGCAGACGTCGGTTCCGTCCGGGCTGGCCGATTCGGCTGGTACGACAGCCTCGGTGCCTATGGTGAGCTGCCGTCCACGCTTGCGGCGCGTGTTGCCGCGTTGCTCGATGCCGGCAGCCGTGTGGCGCTCGGTTTCGAGTGCCCACTGTTTGTTCCCCTCCCAGACGAGGAGCTCCAGCTCGGCTGTGCTCGACCCGGCGAGGGTAGCCGGCCGTGGAGTGCCGGCGCGGGCTCGGGTGCCCTGGCCACGGGGCTGGTCCAGGTCGTCTGGGTTTTGGCACAGATCAGAGCGTCGCTGCATGAGCCCGCCCCAGCCCACACTGACTGGGCCTCCTTCGCGTCGTCCACCGTGGGGCTCTATCTTTGGGAGGCGTTCGTGTCAGGTGGAGCGAAGGGCAGCGGCCACATCGACGATGCGCGTCTGGCCGTGTCGGCCTTTCAGCGCGCGCTTCCGGACCTTGCGGTAGCCAACGCAGTGTCGTGCTTCTGCCCGGTTTACTCCCTCATCGGGGCTGCGCTGTTGCGAACCGGCTGGTCCACAGACCCAGCCGTCCTGAACTCGGCATGTGTTGTCATCAAGGCATGAGAGCGGGTCGCTCTCAAGGAGTTGAATGAATCCGCACGACTTGGTCCGTGAATTCCAGCAGGCCGCGTCGCTGGCGGGCGTCGGCTCTCTCGATTCTGCGATTGTCGTCGAGGCGCTGCCCGCTCCACACCAGCCGCCGTCTTCGCTTCCAAAGGGCAAGATGGCGGTCTACGTGTTCGTGTGGCGAGAGCGATGCTTGAAGGTGGGAAAGGCCGGTCCCAAAAGCCAGGCACGGTACACGAGTCAGCACTACAACGCTCGCAGCAGCAACAGCAATCTCGCGAAGTCGCTTCTCGCCTCGTCAGCCGCACTGGCAATCGACGGCCTATCCGAAGCGAATGCGGGCGCGTGGATTAAGTCGAACGTCGATCGCTACAACTTCCTACTCAACCTGTCGAGTGGCATTCCGGTGCTCACGCTGCTCGAGGCGTTCCTCCAATGTCGACTTCGGCCGCTGTTCGAGGGCTTTGAGAGCCAACGGTGAACGTCGCCGACCAAAGCGTTCAAGCAGACTGACCGCTCTGCGGCCACCTGCGCTGAGGCGGCAGCTCAACGCGGCCCGTTGCTCTTAGCCGAGCGGAATGCTCCAAACCCCCTTCGTGCGCGCGAACGACGGCGCGAAGGCGTTGGCCTCCGACTCGGCCAGGTAGACCGCCATGGCGAGCGCCACCGCAGCGTCGATCTTCGCGTCGTCGGTGACCTTGGTGAGGCGCCAGCCGTGAGGGGTCGGCTTCACACCGGCGTTCATGACCTGCTCGCGCAGCCGGCGGTCGCCGCCGTGCGCGAGGCGCCCCTCCTGGAGCACGTCGAACAGGGTCATGGCGGCGGAGCTCATGCGCTTGTTCTCCTGCGGGAACTCCTCGATGGGCAACCGGAAGTCGTGCTCTAACCTCAGCATGGAGCGCGTGAAGTAGTTCGGGTCACAGCCGATGCGCACGACGTTGAACTCGCGCGAGAGCTCGACGATCTTGGCCTCGACGGCCTCGTGGTCGATGTGGCCCATGGCGCCGTCCTTGCGCCAGATGAAGCAGAGCACCGAGACAAGGCCGGCCGATGATCTTTGGGCCGCCACGAGCGCCGTGGTGTCGCGCGTCCACGAGGCGTCCAGCGCCAGCATGGTTGGCAGGTGCGGGTCGAAGTCGGGCAGCGCCGAGCAGGGATCCCAGAGCTCCGCCGGGTAGGCGCGGTTGGTGCCGGAGCTCGGGAAGCGGTTGAGGTGGAGCCGCTCGAAGACCGGGAACGGCAGCGAGCGGTGCTGGTCGCGCAGCATCGCCTGCGTGATCCAGCGGTGCGGGTTCGCGGCGCGCCAGACCTTGGGGTCGTGGCCGTCGGCGCCGTCGGGCGCGCCGGCCCAGTAGACGTAGGCGCGCGGGTCGCACCGTGAGGGACCGGCGTGTGACCCGGGCGCCGGCCCGAGCATCTGCACAAGCAGCTCCCAGAGCGGACCTTTGCGCTCCTCGCCGGCCGTCGTGATCGTGATGAGCAGTGGCTGCTCACCTCCCACCATGCCCGAGATCATGGCCTCGCGCATCGAGGAGTCGCGGTGCACGTGGTACTCGTCGATGATCGCCGCCGTGGGGTGAAAGCCCTGCGCCGTGTCGGCATCCCAGGGAAGCACCCGAAACAGGGCGCCGGTCTCCTGGATCTCGAGCACGCTGCGGTAGACCCGCGTGATGCCACGCAGCAGGTCGTCCATGAGCACCATGCGCTTGGCCTTCTCAAAGACGATGCCGGCCTGCTGGCGGGTGGTGGCCACGACGTAGTACTCGCCCTCGAAGGTCGGCTCGGTGTACATGAGCGTGAGGCCGAGCGCCGCCGAGAGCTGGCTCTTGCCGCCCCAGCGCGGCAGCCCGACGAGCGCCTCGCGGTAGACGCGCCGGCCCTTGGCGTCGAGCGTGCCGAACACCGGCCGCACGATGTTGTCGCGCTGGAACGGCGCCAGGCGCATCGGACGGCCGACGAGCGCGCCGCCGGTGAAGCGCAGGTGCTCCGCCATGAACAGCTCGGCGACCTGGGCGGACAGCCGGCCTTCCTCCTGGAGCTCGCGAACGGTGCGGCGTGCGATAGGTCAGTCCCCCAGGCTCGGAAGGTCGGCCGGCGCCCAGCCGCCGGAAACGCTTTGCGCGGTTTTCTCTGGCGCCCCCTTTTGCGCGGCGGCGCCCGCGGCGCCAGCGGCCTCGGCGTCGCGGCGCTCGAGCTCCGCGGTCAGGCGCTCGATGTCGCGCACGATGACCGTGGTCTCAGGAAAGACGAGCTCGCGCTTGCGTTCGATCGACAACGCGACCTGCAGGCGCTCGGCCTCGATCGCCAGCAGGTAGCGCAGGACCTCGGTCGGCCGGGTGAGGTCCGGCGGGTCGCCGGCCTTGGGGCGCTCGGGCGCCGTCACCGGAAGCCTCCGAGCGAGCGCCCGCGCGCCTGGGCGGCGAGCTGCATGTGCCACCACATGTTGCGGTTGCGGGAGCCCGGGTGAAAGAGCACGTGGCAGTCGTTGCAGAGCACCATCATGTTGGCCGGCTCGATCGCGAGCTCGGCGCAGATGCCCGTCTCGGAGACCGGGATGATGTGGTGGACGTGCTCTACGTGTGGCGCCCCGCAGGACTCACAGCGAAAGTCGCGCGCCTCGAGTACGTCGGCCACCACCGAGATGTAGAGCCGAGCGCGGCTCACTTGGCGCCCTTCACGATCTCGCCGACCAGGCGGTCGCGGATGCCGAGCACGAGACTGGCGCCGGCGACCTCCTGCAGGCCGGCGCGAATGCGCGACATCGGGTTCAAGCCGAGCACGTCGGCAAGCTGACGCATCGTTTGCGCGGCGTCCTTCTGCACCCGGATGAGCGGGTTGACCATGGGCCCTTGAGGTCCAGAGACCAGCACGCCGAGTCGGTGAATCTGCGCCGAGGACTCCTCGTGGAGCGAGATCGCCTCGCAGTACGCCTTGAGCAGGATGAGGTCCGGCGCGCGAAGGTGTCGGTTGGCTGCCATCTCGGCGACGCACGCCGCCCACAGCGGAACGACCGCGGCCGGCAGGTCGGCCGGCGGCTCGGCCTGCGCCACCACCGACGGCGCCGGCAGCGCCCGAGCGGTAGACGCCTTTGCGCGGCCGACCGTCGCGCGATTGCCAGTGCCACGGCGCTCACGCCCGGGATCCGGCGGTCTACCCTTCGCCACGGTCGAGCACCGCCTTGCCGCCGGTCGCCTTCTCCCAGCGCCGCACGATGACGTCGACGTAGCAGGGGTCGAGCTCGCAGCCGACGCAGCGCCGGCCCTGGGCCTCGGCGGCGATGAGCGTCGAGCCCGATCCCAGGAACGGGTCGTAAACGAGCTCGCCCTTCTTGGTCGAGTTGACGATGAGCCGCGCCAGCAGACCGACCGGCTTCATGGTCGGATGCTCGGTCGACTTGGCCGGTCGGTCGTGGCGGATGACCGTGGTCTCGGCGTAGAGCTCGCGCACCAGCGCGAGCGCCTCGTCGCCGGTCAGCCGCTCGAGGTCCGGCGCCTCGTCTGCCACGAGTGCCGTGCGGCGCCGGCCTCCGTACCACGAGTGGCGCGAGCCGGCCTTCCAGCCGTAGAGGATGGGCTCGTGCTGCGACTGGTAGTCGAGCCGGCCGAGCACGAGGCGCTGCTTGACCCACACGAGCGTCTGGTGGACGAAGAACCCGGCGCGGCGCATGGCGTCCTCGAAGACGACGCGCTTGGAGTCGGAGTGAAAGACGTAGGTGCCGGCGCCGTCGGCGGCGTGCTGGCAGGCGATGCCCAGCGAGCCGCGCACGAGCGCCTCGAGCTCGGCATCGGTCGAGTCGTCGCCGGCGATCGCCCGGTGATGCCCGGATGAGTAGGCGACGCCATACGGCGGGTCGGTGACGACGCACTGGCAGTGGTCGCCAGCGAACAGGTCGTCCACCGCGACGACGTCTGTGCTGGATCCGCAGAGCACGCGGTGCGGCCCACAGATCCAGAGGTCGCCCGGCGAGGAGACAGGGTCGAGCGGGACCTCCGGTGCCTCGTCGAGTCCGCCGGGCATGTCGAGCGCCGGCAGCCCGTCGAATCCGATCGAATTGAGGTCGAAGCCGAGCGCGTCGAGGTCGCCGAGCTGCTCGGCGAGCACGCCCTCGTCCCAGGTCGCGAGCTCGGCGGTGCGGTTGTCGGCCAGCGCATACGCTTTGGCCTGCTCCGGCGTCCAGTTGTCGGGCACAACGGTGATGATGATCTCGGTCCAACCCAGCGAGCGCGCGGCCTCGAGGGTGCCGTTGCCGGCGATGACCATGGTCTGCCCACCGGCGCGCCGGCAGACGAGCGGCCGGCGCTGGCCGAACTGGCGCAGGCTCCCGGCGATCGCCTCGAGGTTGCGGCTGCCGTGCTTGCGAGCGTTCGCCGGGTCGAGGACGAGCCCGCCCACCGGCACAGTCTCAAGGGTCAGCGGCATCAGCGCAGCCCCGGGAAGTAGCGATCCATAGCGTCGAGCATCGCCTCTCCGACCTTGGCGCAGCGCCAGGCAAACTCGATGCGCGCCTCACTTCCCAGACGGATGAAAGCGCCGGCGACCGATCGCGCCTCGAGGATGGCCTGTGCCACCTGGCGGTCGGCCTCGGCGGGCGCCCGCACCGGACTAATCGTTTGCGCGGCGAGCCCGAGCGGCTCGAGGTGCGTCTGTTGGCGGACGCGCGCGCGGTATGCCGACTGCCGGCAGGCGCGCGAGCAGTAGGACGCCGCCGGTCCGCGCGACCGGCGCACCGGCAGCGGCTGGTGGCAGTAGGCACAGGACGAGACGGCCATGGCCGCATCATGAGAAAGCCGTCACGCCGTGCTACTATCAAACGACCCGTAGCTGTGGCTGGCGGCGACTCACGTTGCCAGCCAGTGGCCCTCTTCCTTCCCCCTGGGGGGAGAGGGCCTTCTTGTTCAGTGCAGCACCCTCACGACCGCCGCCAGCGCCGCCGCCAGAACAACTGAAAGCGGCAGGGTGATGACCCATGCCAAGCCGATCTTCCCCACCTCGTTCCAGCGTATGCTGAACCGCGAGGTCGCAACGCCGCTACCCACGGCGGCTCCCGTTGCTGCCTGCGTCGAGGACACCGGCACCCCCAGCACAGAGGTCGCCAGCACGACGAGCGACGAGCCGATCGAGGTTGCGATGAAGTGTGGCGTGCGGATGTACATGACGCCCTCACCGACACGGTCCGCCATGACACGTAACGTCAGCAGGATGCCAGCGCCGAACAGCAGCGCGATCGCCAGCTGCCCATCGACCGTGGCTGCGACTGGATTGAGCTGCGCGGAGGTGCCGATGGCTATGATCGCCACCATCTTCTGCGCGTCGTTTGCCGAGTAAGCGAGGCACTGCAGGACGAATCCCACGTACTGCGTGACGCCGATGAAGCGCCGCGCTATCAGGCGGCCGAGCGGACCGCGCAAGGCCCGGTAGACGAGCCAGCCGGCAGGTACGCTGAGCAGCGGTGCGGCGAGACCGATCACAAGGACCTTGCCAACGACCGGCCACTGTACGGGGAGGCGGGCGCCGATGCCGGCCCCCACGATGCCGCCGGTCAGCGCGAGCGTGAGGCTCGTCGGCGTGCCCCGGCGAGTCAGGCCGTACACCACGACAAGCGCCGTCACCACGGCGGCGAGCAGCGCCACCCTGCCCTCGTACCCGCCGAACGAGACAAGACGATGTGCCAATGTGGTGGCGACCGCGGTGCCGACCAGCAGCGGTCCGAGGGCGATGATCACCATCATGAGGGCGATGCCGACCGCGGGACGAACGGTCCGCGTGCGGGTGCCCATCGCCACCAGCGTGGCGCCGTCGTTGGCGCCACTGACCAGGGCGAAGGCGGAGGCCGATACCAGCAGGAGGGCGCCCTCGGCTGTCATGCCAGGCGCCGCAAACCGACCTCCCGGCCGCTCTTAGGCGCGCCGCTTGACGGCCGCATCCGCCAGCACGTCGGCCGCCTCGTTCAACCGCAGACCGACGACGTCGAGCCGGCGCAGCAGCTCGCGCGCCTTGATCACGTCCATCGCGAGCTCGCCGTGGAACAGGCAGCCGACCTCGGCGTCGTACTGGCGGCGCACCTCGTTTGCCGATTTCTTGCAGGCCAGGGCGGACTGGCTCGTGTCCCTCGGGTCATGTGTGATCGTCTGCACCGCCTGGCGAAGGTCCTCGAGACCGCTCGCGGTGGCGTCGAGGAGGCTCACGTAGGCGTCGCTGGCCTCGATCCCGTAAAGGTCCCATTCGCGCACGAAGTCGCGCAGGTTGTCGAGCACGTCGTCGATCGAACGCGAGAGGCGAAAGAGGTCCTCGCGGTCGATCGGCGTGACGAGCACGCCCGTAAGCTGGCTCACGAGTTTGCCGCGCAGCGTGTCGCCGCGGTGCTCGATCTCTGCGATCTGCTCGTGAGCCTCGGCTACGGCGATCTTTCCCTGTGACACCGAACGTGCGAGCTCGCAGGCGGTGATAGCTTCGCCCAGTTGGCGATCGAGGATGGCGATGAGGGCCGGGGCGCCCCCTTGACCGAGGTAGTGGATCGCCTTGCGGACCGATACCGTCCTCATAGGCAGCCCTCCTTCACTCGTCGCCAATGCAGCCGCCGCTCCTTGTCGAAGGGGGCAAGCTGACGACCAGGTCAGGGCTCCACGACGGCTGGCCTGCCGCTGATCGGCGACAGGCTGCACTTCCAAAAGCGGCCTCTGATTGGCTTGACTAACCAGCTGCTAACCAAAAACTAACCGAATCCTAACACAACGGAGCATGTGGCCAAGGGTCAGAGCCGCTTGGCCGGCCGGGAAAACCGTCACGCCTCTTCGCCGAACCCGTAGCCCTCAAGAACCCCAGATTCGGGATTTCGCAAGGGTGCCGGGCGGGCAGGGTCGGCGTTCGGCGGATTTCCTTCTTGACCCGCCTACCCTATTCGGTCGAACCCGGCGTGAGGTACGGCACCGTCGGGTGCACCGCAACCACCAGTGCAACCACGGAGACCACCAGCAGCGCGATCACGCTCACGAGTCCGCCGATACGGAAGGGTGTGTAATCGAACGCCGACTGGGCTTCTTGCGCCCAGTAACTGCCGCTGCCGAAGGCCACCAGCGCATAGACATACCAAGCCGCCGCCAGGGCTGCGCACACCTTGATGGGCCAGCTCCCGACGACCAGCAGCAGGGCGCAGAGAAGGCCAACAACAAGCATGCCGAATGCAGCTGGAGGCGCCGCACCAAGTTGCGCCCACGACGGGAACTTCATGGCGAGGTTGGCGGCGGCGGTGCTGTCGCCGTACGCCGCTTGGTTCACGAGCAGCATCGAGGTGGCGCAGGGAAAGCCGAGGATGCCGCCGACTCCCAAAACCCATCTGAGGACTCTGCGCGATCCCGCATCCACCAAGCGCCTCCATGGGGCCGTCTCAGGGCGCGCACGCGACCTCACCCTAGCGTAATCGTGTTATCGGGTCGAGAGGTTCGGGTCGAGGGTCAGGACGGCCGCATGTCCCTCTGGCGGTCAAGGGTGCGCGGTCGTAGGATGCGCGCGATGACCACGGGCGCAGGATCGACTGCCTCCCGCTCGGCCAGGTCAGCCAGGCGTTCAAGAAGGCGCCTCGCAAGGCGGAGCAGCACGAACACCTGACCTTCGCGCTCGACGAGTAGCCGCAGGCAGCGGCGCTGAGTCGACCTCTCCTCGCACCTGCTGCGCTATATTCGTCGTATGGCGAAGCGCAAGATACGCGACCATTGCTGGGTCTGCGGGCAGTTTCGGACGCTAACTTTCGAGCACGTCCCGCCGAAGAAGGCATTCAACAACCAACGGGTCGAGGTGTGCTCAGTCGAGGACTGGCTGTATCGGCAGCCGGGGGTCTCCGTCAGTGGAAGGTGGCAAAAGGCGACCGGTCTGGTCGCGACCTGCGCGGGCTGCAACAACAACACCGGCGCTTGGTATGGAGGCGAATTCGTGGCCTGGGTCCTTCGTGCCGCCGACATCCTCGCCAGACTGCCGTCACCGGCCGCGATGGACCAGGTTCCGCAGAGGATAGTCGTGACGGCGACATTCCCTGCTGTCGCGCCACTTTTGTTCCTGAAGCAAGTCGTCTACATGATCCTGGCCACGAACGGGCCTGACTTCGGTCGCCTCAATCCCGACCTGCGCCAGTTCGTTCTCGACAAGGAGATGGTTGGTCTGCCGCCCCGGTATCACTTCCACCTGGGCCTTCTCTGGGGGCCGAACGCCCGTCAGGTTGGCGCTGCGGGGAAGATCGACATCTTCAAGGGGCAAAACGCGGTGCTTGCGGAAGTGGCGTTCGCGCCCTTCTCCTACGTGCTACGCATCGGCGACAGGCTCGATTCTCTGCCGCCCTGCGACATCTCGGGTTTCTCGAGGTACAAGCCTGACGAGCGACTCGATCTGGAGTTGACGCTTCTCGTGGGCTTTTGCCATGCCCCACTGGCATGCGACTATCGCAGCATGGCAGCCATCCTGGCGGACGGGGGAGGCGTTCAGCCGGACGCGATGTGGCTACGCTAGAGAGCGATGGGGCGGGTGTCATGCCCCGGTTCCCACCCCCAGTGGCGTTCCCGCACGGTGAGCCATAGTATGCGGTCATGAATGTGCGACCAACCGGCCACCTTGAGGCCATCGGACGAGACCGGTGGCGATTGGTTGCGAATCTCCCACCTGTCTGGCACGACGGTAGGCGCCAGTACCCGAAAGCCAGGAAGATTGTCGAAGCGACTGGTCTTCGCCGGGCTGAGCGTGCCTTGGCAGCCTGGCTTGAAGAGCTCGAGCGCGCGTCGTCAATCGACGCGGCACGGCTGACGGTTAAGGACCTCTCCGACCGCTACCTAGAGCATACCGGCGCGATTGTTCGACCGGCCACACAAGCCTTCTACCGGCAGATTCTTGAGGCTTACGTGCTTCCCCGAGTGGGGGAGACGGCTCTCTTGGAGGCTAAGCCATCCACGTTCACCCGCCTGTACGCGCAGCTGGCGCAATCTGGTCTCAGTGAGCGCACAGTGCATCATGTCGACTCCGTGCTTCACGGCATGTACGCCTGGGCAGTCGAGGATGAGCTTCTTGAGGCGAACCCAATCAAGAGGATCAAGCGGCGCAGGCGACCTCGCGTATCCGCGAACGAACGCAAGGTCTGGTCGGACGACCAGATTGCCCGAGCGGTCGCAGCATCCCAGGGACTCCTGGTGCGCGTCCCTCTCATCCTTGCGGCATGGGCGGGACTCCGCCGCGGCGAGGTATGCGCCCTTCGCTGGGAGAACGTCAACCTCGACGAGGGCTGGCTCCTAGTCCGCGAGACCCTGGAGCAGACCGGGAACGAGGATCTCCACCGTCTGCCGCCCAAGAGCAACACGGGAATGGACTGGCCGGTACCGCTGCCGTCGCAGGCGGTGGAAATACTGCGAGCCCACAGGGCGGCGCAGGATGAGATGCGCCTAGCCTCGGGTCGGCGCTGGAACCGAGAAGGCTATGTCTGCTGTCGCTCTTCGGGCGAGCCGCTGAAGCCAGACAACCTTTCGAGCGCCTGGCACCGATTCTGTCTCACCCGCAAGTTCGACCCGATCTCGTTCCACGACCTGCGGCACTCATACGCCTCCAATCTCTTTGAGCAAGGCGGCGACGACAAAGCGCGGATGCTCAAGATTGTGCAGCGGAGGGTGCGGCATAGCGATCCAGCGACCACGGCCCGCATCTATCTTCACGTGAGCGACGAAGCGAACGACGCCGCGACGGCGACTCAAGAGGCTAGAATCGGCGCGGCGATGGCGAAAGTGGCGGAAGATTCGCCCTCTATTCGCCCCGATCCGGTGAGCCTGGTAACGAGGCGAGAGAGAAACACCAGTAAATAGCCACTAAAGCCGGCGTAGCTCAGTTGGCAGAGCAGCTGTCTTGTAAACAGCAGGTCGAGGGTTCGATTCCCCCCGCCGGCTCCATGCGTCCCGACTTCGTGCGAGCGCCGGTCTGCCGGCGCTCTCGTCGTTGCCCGGCGTCCGCTCCCACCCGTATCATCGGGGCCGGAACTGACAGACACCCGGCGAGGGGGTCCCCATGGAACTGATCAGCTTCGAGCGCAGCTCCGAGACGGCGGCGTTCTTCAGCCCGCTGCTCGGCATGGCGCATACCGAGCAGCCCATCGAGGTGCGCCGCGACCCGCTCACGGGGGCCACGGCGGTGGCGTCGGCGGAGCTCGCCAGCAAAGAGGCGATGTTCTACGGCAGCACCGACTGGGCGCACGCGGAGCGGCTTGCCGAGAGCTCGCGCGAGGGCTGTTTCTTCTGCCCCGAGAAGGTGCTCGAGGTCACGCCGAAATACCCCGACGACTTCGTGCCGGGCGGCCGTCTCGAGCACGGCCGCGCGCTCGTCTTTCCGAATCTCTTTCCGCTGGCCGCCCTGCACGCCGTCGTGACCTACCCCAAGCGTCACTTCTTGCGGCCCTCCGATTTCGCCCCCAGCATGCTGCACGAGGGCCTCGGCGCCGCGGTCGAGCTCGCCCGGCTCGCCGAGCGGGCCCTCTCCGGCCTCGAGCACCTCGAGGTGTGCTGCAACAACATGCTGCCGGCCGGCGCCAGCATGGTGCACCCCCATTTCCAGGTCTTCGGCGGCGCCGGGGTGCCGTGGCTCGTGCGCCTGCAGTGGGAGCGCGCCGTGGCGTTTCGCGAGAAGCACGGGTGTTCGTACTGGCGCACGCTGGCCGACGAGGAGCAGGCCCGCGGCGAGCGCTTCATCGGCAGCCGCGCCGGCTGGACCTGGCTGGCGCCTTTTGCGCCGACCGGCGGGCGCGAGGTCGTGGGCGTGCTGCCCGGCGTCGCGCGGGTCGCGGCGCTCGACGACGAGCAGGTGAGCGAGGCCGCCTTCGGGCTCTCGCGCGTGCTCGCCTGGTATGAGCGCGAGGGCCTGTCGGCCTTCAACTTCGCGCTGTCAGGCGGGCCGTTCGGCGGCGCCACCGACACGCACGCCGTGCAGCTGCGGGTCGTGGTGCGCACCGCCTTCAAGCCCGACTATCGCACCGACGATTACTTCCTGCAGAAGCAGCTCGGCGGCGAGCTCATCTTCGTGACGCCCGAGCAGATCGCCGAGACCCTGCGGCCCGAGTTCGCCACGGCCTAGCCGACCGCCGGTGAGAGCGCCTTGAAGACGCCCTGCGGCCTGAAGCCGACGACAGGCGGGCCGAGGCGCATGCGCAGGTTCTCCTTGAAGCGCTCCAGGCCGAGCTCGGTGGCCAGGCGCACGCCCGCCTCGTTGGCGTCGGGGAACTCGAGGCGCGTGCCCGGGGCTTCGCGCAGCAGGTCGCGGAGCACGGCGCGGGCCGTCTCGACATCGCCGGCGACGACGGCGCCGGTGCCCCAGGGCTTGCGCGTGCTGTACCCGGCGACCGTCTCGGCGCCGTCGTCGCGGCCGCGCAGGGCGACCCTCATGGAGGGGGCGAACAGCTCGAGGTAAGCGCGCCGGTCTTCGCCCGTCGCCCAGCGGTCGAGGGCCATGCCCTGGTCGGCGAGGCCCGGTCCGTCCGATGCGGGGATCAGTCTGAGCCCGGCGTCGAGGCTGCGGCCGGCCTCGACCCGCTCCGCGGTGGAGCCGGTCGCCCGCCACGTGCCGTAGAGGCCGTCGGGCTCGAATCCGAGACGAGTGTAGACGCGCTGGGCGTCGCCCAGCGCCAGCAGGAGCACGGTGCCCGCCTTCTCGCGGGCGGCGGCGATCGCTGCCTCGGTCAGCGCCGTCCCCAGGCCGCGGCGCCGGCAGTCCTGGGCGATGACCACGTTGCCGATCCAGGCGGTGGTGCCGAACACGATCGCCATCGAGACGCCGACCACGCGGCCGGCATGCTCGGCGACGAAGGTGGTCGTGTCGCGCGCCGTCACCGCAAAGCGCACGCTGTCGGGCGTCTCACCGCCGAAGGCCGCGCCGATCAGGCCGACGAGTGCGTCGAAGTCGGAGGCTCCGTAGGCGCGGATGGTGATGTCGCCCGAGACGCGCGACGCTGAGCGATCGCTCACGATGCCCCCTCTCACGCCGACCGTTACCGGCCTTCGCCGACCCTGCCCGGCCTTCGCCGACCGTTCCCGGCCGTTGCCGCGCCCCGCTCGCCGGCTGCGGATGCGGGGCCGTCTGGCGGCCATGTTCCCGCATCGACGCGGCCACCGTCAATGCGGCGGCGGCGCAAAGAAAAGACCGGGGGCGGGCGAGCCTGAAGGCTCGCCC